AAATGCAAGGATCTATGGTTGTCTCTGTTCAGCAGAGAAATTACGTCCTGTAAGTCTAATAGAAGCAGAGACATGACGTTGGATTAAAATTACTTACCTGTAATGTTTCTCCCACTTTATCACTTACGAGGAGATGGATGTGCCTCTCGGATCGCAACCGAAGAAAGAACTAACATCCGCTAGCAATTTAATTTTTTTATCCATGAATGAGCAATTAAAGAGTGATCTACTCAAAAATGAGGCAGATGAGTTCTGGGCAGACTGTGAAAGAAAAGCAGCAGAATTAGAGATTACTGTTGATTATTATTTGGATGAGTTTTTATAAGCATATATAACGTGTATGAATACTTTATTAACTTGAAATTATGGATGAACAAGAAAGACGTTACAAAATTATGAATGAATCTACTACAAGTTGGGTTCTGATTGATAATAGAGCACAAAATCTCACTAAACCAGAGTGTGATGAGTGGATTAATAAGTTATTAAATGCTGGTGCTAATCCAAACTATTTTAAAGTAGTAGCACAAGATGATCCACGTTATCCATCCAATGAAGTATAATATTACTTATAATAAACCAGATATGTATGTTACTTTCAGGGATCACATTAAACATGGAAATGTGTGGACTGCTGAAGTATCATTACCAATGCAAGATACACCAGATGAACCACCCTATTTGTATTGGGTGGTTGTTGACGTTATTGCATCAAATAGAGATTTAGCATATTATATTGTTAGTGTAATGTATCCCGATTACGAAACTATTACTATTGAAGATGTCCCACTCCAACCAGACGAACTATGAACCCGAAGTTGATGATTATGTCATTTGGGATAGAGGTGAATATGGAATAGATGAAGGGTGGGTATATTTTAAGGGTGATGAAGTTGATAATGAGAAAAGGATTAAAGATGGATGGAAACCAGTTGCAAGATATATTACAATAGAAACTGGGATTAGACCTAAACCTAAGTGTAGTATGTCAAAGAATGATCCTCACAAGTATGTTCATACATTGCTATTGTGTTATGATTCATATTGGCATCAATTAAAGTTTGTTAAACATAGAGAAACAAGAGAGATACAACATTACTCTCAGTATGATGATGTATCAGGTATTCAAGAGGAGGGTGATAAATTGTCAAAGATGTATAAATCCCAAGAGGGAAGATTACCTGATTATTAATAACTGAAGCGAGTAAAGTGTCCTTACAATATAATAACAATTCATTTAAATGAAACCATCTGAAGTCATCAAACAACTAAATGCTCTAAGAGAACAATGGAAAGAGCAAGTATTTGCTTATACACCAGAGCAGCAAAAAGAGTATGATCGTTTAATTAAATTAAGAAGAGATAGAGTAAAATCATTCTATGCTGATGATAAAGTTTCAAAAGGTGGATCATCTAAACCTAATGTAGATGTTACATAAATACCTAAAAAGATAGAACAATGCCTTATCACATTAAAAAACCTGGTATTCCAAATAATGCTGGTATTGGTGACATATATTATACTGGTGGTTCACTATGGGATGAAAATTATACCAACAGAAAAGTATATTCTTCTAAGTCAACTGCTGATGCTAGAATAGTAAATACTGATGGCAAAAATGGTGCTTTTAATGGTGCATCTGTAGTGAGTGAGTGATGAAAACATTTAATCAATTTATAACTGAAGCATACGATAAAGAGATGGCAGGTCAAGCATCTCGCGCACCTGGTGAGGGTGGACGGATTCGTGCATCAAGAAAGAAAAGAGATTTGGATAAGACCAGAACAAAAGCAATAGGAGGAGGAAAGACTGCACCTGTTAAAGATTATAAACCTCGTAAAGATATAGGAACTAATAAACCAAGATCAAGAACTCAACAACAACCAGAGAAACCAAGAGGGAGTGCTGCATTGTCTCCAAGAGAGGCACAGAAGAAGGCAGCAATGGAAAGAAGGGCAGCAAAGTCTGGTGCTAAAACTAAAACAGCAGATGAATTGTTAGCAAAGAAAAAGAAAAAAACTGTATCTCCTAAGTATAAACCAGTAAAAGCAACTGGTTATACTACAGCAGAGAGACAGAAGATAACAAGAGCAGGTCAAAGATTAGTTAAAGATATTAAACAAGGTAAAGAGAAACCAATATCACAATATGATCCTGGAATTAGGAAAACTTAATACAAACTGAAGCGAGTAAAGTGTCCTTACTGTATGAACCCTGTGTGGGTCTACAACATGGTCTTTATTGACTTTACGTTCTATACTATGTTATACTATTAATATGATTAAATTGCGTAAGCATCAACAAAGAGTCGTGAATGAAATGCTTAAGCACCAGAGAGGACAATTGATTGTCCCTACTGGTGGTGGCAAAACTATGTGTATGATTACGGATGCTATTTCTCAATTTAGTAACAGTAATAATACTATAGTTGTTGTTGCACCACGCATATTATTGACACAACAATTATGTGAAGATTTCCTAGAGATTATAGGTCTTAATGATCTATCAGTCAGGGTTATGCACGTTCATAGTGGTGACACTTCACACTATTCTACCACAAAAAGCAGTAGAATATTTAACTGGGTAGTTGATAATTGGCAGAAGAATAAGTTAATCTTTACTACATATCATTCATTACATAGAATACAAGAGTCTGCTATTCCTGTAAACACAATATACTTTGATGAGGCACATAACAGTGTTCAACAACATTTTTTCCCTGCTACTGAACATTTTGCAACTGGAGTTGATCGCAGGTGCTTTTTCTTTACTGCTACTCCTAAGCATAGTAATACTATCAAGGGAATGAATAATGAGTATGTTTATGGTAAAGTATTAGAGCAAGTCCCTGCACCTGAGTTAGTAATGAGTGGGACAATCTTACCACCTAAAGTAATAGTCAAGAAGTTACAAATGGTGAAAGGAAGTCAAACAAACTATCAATTAGATGCAGAGAATTTATTAGAAACTATTGATGAACAAAACGTAGGTAAAGTATTAGTATGTGCTCGAAGAACTGCACAAATTAGTGGATTAATATCTGAGACAGATTTTGGTAGAGTATTACATTATCGTGGATATTCGTGGATGTATATTACATCAAAAACTGGTGCAGTTATTGATGGTAAGAAAGTAAATCGTGAAAAGTTCTTTAGAATACTAAACGCTTGGGGTAAAGATAATAAGAAAAAGTTTGTAGTATTGCATCATAGTATATTATCTGAAGGTATTAATGTATCAGGACTTGAAGCAGTATTGTTTATGAGAAATATGAATTATATTGGTATTAGTCAAACTATTGGTCGTGTAATTAGGTTGAGGCATGACGACAAAAGAAATATAAATGATGGACTAATTCAACCTGGTGCATTGGAACAGTATAACAAATCATTTGGATTAGTTGTAGTTCCAGTGTATGATAAGGTTGGTATTTCTACATCTAAAAGTGTTAATGCAGTTGTAGATACTATTTTTAACAAAGGAGAACCAGCGATTGCATTATGAAAGATACTATTTTATTTGGTGATTGTCTTCAAACACTTAAAGAATTCGATGAAAAACCTAGATGCTGCATTACATCTCCACCTTATTATGGTTTAAGAGATTATGGAGGGGAGGATTGTCAGATAGGACAAGAAGAATCTCCAGAAGAGTATATTCAAAAATTAGTAAAAGTATTCCGAGAGGTGCGTAATATTCTAACAGAAGATGGAACATTGTGGTTAAACATTGGAGATAGTTATTATAACTATAGACCTGGAAAAGGTCAAGGATTAGTTAAACAAACTGTGTCTAATAGTAAGCAAGATTTACCAGACAAATGTGCAAGACGAGGTAATAAATTAGATGGGTTAAAAGAGAAAGATTTAATTGGAATACCTTGGATGTTAGCATTTGCATTAAGAGCAGATGGATGGTATTTAAGGCAAGATATTATATGGCATAAACCTAATCCAATGCCAGAAAGTGTGAAGGATAGATGTACTAAATCACATGAGTATTTGTTCCTCTTAAGTAAGAACAAACGATACTATTATGATAATGATGCTATTAAAGAACCAGCAAAAGATTGGGGAACTAGAGATAGAACTAATGGCAAATATCATAATAAAGGTACAGGATTACAACCTCATTCTGGTCTTACTAAATCATATCCAAAGAAGAATAAAAGGTCAGTTTGGAGTATAACAAATAAACCATATAAGGGTAGTCATTTTGCAGTATTTCCACCTGATTTAATTAAACCATGTATATTAGCAGGTTCGCAAGAAAATGATATAATTCTTGACCCATTTATGGGATCAGGTACAACTGGAATGGTTGCAAAAGAGTTGGGAAGGTATTACATAGGGTGCGAATTGCACGAGGGTTATGGTAACTTAATAAAAAACAGAATAGGTGAAGTAAGGGGAACACTTGAGAAGTTTTTATAATACTAACTGAAGCGAGTAAAGTGTCCTTATAGTGAGGGGCAAGTCAAATGCCCATCCCTGAGACCAATTCCATTTCTGGTGACGGTCAGACATCTGGGATTTGACTCCCTCACTTTTTTTCTATATTATTGAAAACTTATGGCAACACGCAGACGTTCTTCAGCAACTAAAACTGCTAAATCTGCTACCAAAAGTATCAAGGAGTCTACTATATCTGTTAAGAAAGTTACAACTCCACCTGTTAATCGTGTAAATAAAGTTACACAAATCAAGGTGAATAAAGTGACTGAAACTCCAACAGAAACTCCTAAAGTTGAGACAAAAAATGTTAAGTCTCTGCTACATGATTATCCTAGAGATGGATTTTCGTTAATACTTCTCCCTCTTCTTTTACTTGAAGCAGGAACAAAAGAAGCATTAAAGTTAGCAGGAGTGCTTGCTTAATTGTTACTAAGGGGGTTGTAATATCCCCTTTTTTATGTTATTATGAGGTTATTATTATGCAAAACAAACATATCGAACACCCTGAAGATTCCATTCTTAATGGTGATTTAAGTGTGTTAAATTGGTTCAATGCTGATTCACATTTATCAGTAAAGATTGACGGTTCTCCAGCAATAGTTTGGGGACGTAATCCAGCAAATAATAAATTCTTCGTAGGAACTAAAAGTGTCTTCAACAAAAAACTCATCAAAATCAACCATAACCATACCGATATTGATAGAAACCATCAAGGAAAAGTGGCAGATATTTTGCATCTCTGTCTTGACAATCTTCCTGATACAGATAATATCTACCAAGGTGATTACCTCGGTGTTGGTGGCACTAATAGTTTCAATCCTAATACCATCAGATACGATTTCCCAGATAAAGTTTCCCAAGAAATCGTAATTGCACCTCATACATTATACATAGCAGACAAAGATCTAAGGGATGCTGTTGCTATTCCTTTACAATTTGAGTTGGAAAGTGATGATAATGTCCTCTTTATTCAACCAGAAGTTTATATTGAAGAGGGACTTGATAATATACTTGACAGATGTAAATTTGCAAGACAAGTTGCAACTTTATGTGAGTTCCCTAATTCTAAACAAGTAACACGAATTAAGAAGCAATTAAATACATGTATTCGTGAAGAAATAGAGTTAGATGATTTAACAATAGAGGCACTTGCGATTGATAACGAAACAGATATAAATGTCCTACGTTTATGGCAATTAGTCAGGTCAATTAAGTGGGATATGTTCTCACATATTATCAGAGATGATGACATTGAATGTTATATTAATGATGAAGAATGTGACCATGAAGGTTATGTTATGTCCAACGATTATGGAACATTTAAGTTAGTAGATAGAGATGTATTTTCTAAGCATAACTTCTTAAAGATTAGATAATAGTAACTGAAGCGAGTAAAGTGTCCTTATAGTGAATACAATGATTTTTTTAATATGCAATATAAAGTGAACTGCCCATCTGCACCTTTTGAGAATACAATGTTTCCAACTCTTGATGATTGTTGGACATTATGTATAGAATTGAGTGAAGAATATGGATATGCAGAAGTGTTATTCTGTGCCTTAAATGGTAGTTATTCTACAATGGGTTCTTATACATTAGGTAGATAATTATGAACAATTTTACCCAACATCTTGAACAAAATGTTAATTGGAACAAGGTATTTGGTGTAGTTGATTCTTTATATTCAGATAAAGGATTTACGTCCAATGCTGATAACTTTGCTAGGGCAACTATGGTAGAGAAAGCAATAGATAAGTTCTCTAATCCATCACCTTTAGATATATCAGAAGGAATGGAAAGAGTAGATCAAAATGGATACGATTTCATATTTAATGATAAGAAAATAGAATTAAAGATGGGTAAAAACTTATTCTATAAGAGGAAAGATACAAAAGCAACTAAGAAGTTTAAGGTTAAATCTTTTCTTAGTGAGACTAAAACAGTAGAAGACTTTAAACAAATTAGTACATACGATTACTTGCTTGTTATAGATTTAACAGCACGAAGAGTTGTAGTTGTTAATGATGAACACGCAAGAAGTTTATATACTGAAGGTGCTGATGGTGCTATGATTAGACTGAATGAAGGTGATTATTATGAGTGTAATTTACCTGAAATAAATGTTACTTTACCACCAACAAATCTATCTGTATTGTATAATAAAGCAGATGAAAACTATTTGGATTTTTAACTATGTCAGTTTGTTTTTCTGGTGCATATACTGATTCTAATTTAGCAAGAAAAGTATATGAATTCTTTGAGAGTAAATATACTTTTATGGAATATTATGTCGTGGAAATATATCATTGCGACCTAACTGATGATAATGTAAAAGGATGGCAAGAGAAGAATGATGAGGAGTTCTTGTTACATATTGATGCAAATTTGGATGAAGATGAATACATAAAGACAATATTGCATGAGTTAGTGCATTGTGTTCAGGATATTGAGGGACTAAGTGATAACAATGCTCGTGAAAATCAGGCATATAAGTTAGAACAACTGTATTATGACCAGTTTATGCTAACTGAAGCGAGTAAAGTGTCCTTATAGTGTAAGCATTACAAAAATTCTTTTATGTCACAAACAACATTACCTGAAAGAGTTCTGGAATGGACAGAAAAATATTGTGATTCTTTGACCGAAAATTATAAACAACATAGTGTAAGGATGCACGAAAATTATACATCTGACTGGTCAAAACAGCAGTTAGAAAGTATAAAGAATGGAACTGCAAATCTTACCAACTTTGTTATAAAGAATGGTCGTAAGTATTACAAGATTATGCAACGTGAGTTTGACACTTTCCAAGATCGTAATGAATGGAGAGAAGGAAGTGTTCATGCTTTTGTTGATAAGAATACAGGTGAAGTTTACAAACCAGCATCTTACAATTCTCCAGCAAA